TGGCTCAGCGCGCCGCCCACCCGCATCTGCGTGAACGCATCGGGTACGAGGGCGAGCACCGGAATGCCGGCCGCGGCCGAGGAAACCGGGGGCAGTTCGTGTTAAAGCAGCCGACTTGGTTAAGGACGATGACCGTGACGTGTTCTCGGGAATCTTGGTGCGCACGTTCCGCCGGCAGGCTGCGGTCGTCACTTCCTATTTGAGAGCGAAGCAGGCAGAACTGAAACCATCTATTTACACGTTTGACGGCAAGAAGTTCCGGCAGATGCCGGAATGGTGGGACGCGGAAAGATGGAACAAAGAACTAGCCAGCGACCTGTATGAGGAAATGCAGGCGTTGGCAGACCGCGTCGGCACCGAGCAGGGTGGTCAGCTTGGCGGTGAATACGACACCGGACGGACAGTGAACTATCTGAAAGAAGTCGCTAAACGCCGCGCCGAAATGGTGAACCGAGCCACCATCAACCAACTGGTGGACTGTCTCGGACAGCAGGATGAATCTGATGACGAATCCGAAGAACTGACGCAGGCTGAGGCCGCGCAGCAAGTATTCGACAATGCCGAGTCGGTGCGTGCGTCCACCGGGGCGGGGGCGCTTACTGCGATGGTTGCGGGATTTGCACTGACCGAGGCAGCCCGGCAATTGAATCCGAAGAAGGCCACGAAAACCTGGACGGTCACTAGCGGAAACCCGCGCTCCAGCCACGCAGCAATGGACGGGGAAACAGTCCCCATCGAACACAACTTTTCCAACGGCATGACCTGGCCGGGCGACCCCGTTGGCGGTGCTGAGGAAGTCGCCAACTGCATGTGCACCGTGGTAGTAGAAGTCCCCTAAAAACAGACGGAAGGAAACAAGGATTATGCGCAAAGTGAAAGATTTTGTCATTACCGGCATGAAAGCCGGACCGGATGACGGACTCGAAGAAGGCATCTTCGAGGCATACGCATCAGTGTTCGGCAACATTGATTCCTACGGAGACGTTGTCGCCAAAGGCGCGTTCACTAAAACACTGGAAGAATGGGGCGAATCCGGCAACACCATTCCCTGCTTGTACGGACACGACATGTCCGACCCGTTTTGCAACATCGGCGCGGTGCTGGCCGCTGAGCAGGACGACCACGGTTTGAAAGTCCGGGTGCAGCTCGATTTGGACAATCCGACAGCGATGCAGGTTTACCGGCTGATGAAAGGCCGCCGCCTGAACCAAATGTCTTTCGCGTTCGACGTGTTGGACTCCGGGAAAACCGAAGTGGATGGGGAGAAAGCCAACGAACTACGCGAACTTCAACTTTATGAAGTGTCCGTGGTTCCGGTAGGCGCGAACCAAGAAACCGAAATCCTTTCCGTGAAAGCACAAGCCGCCGCCCTGGCTCGTGGCGTGAAAGAAGGCCGCGTGTTGGCGGCAAAACACATTGACTCCCTGCGTAAAGCGCAGGAGGCCATCGGCGAGGTGATAGCCGCCGCCGAGGCAGTAAACAGCGAAACCGGCAAAGCCAGCCCGGAGCCAGACTCGCTATCCTCCGAGGACCAACAGGTTAAGGAGCAGGAGCAGGTCAAGGAAGGGCACGCAGCAGCCGTTACCGCTTATCTGAAATTGGCAACCCTCACGGGAACCGAGTGAAAGGAACAATACCGTGAATCTGAAAGAAATGCGTGCTGCTGCGGTCAAGAAAGCGCAGGAGCTGATGGAGAAAGCCCGCCAGGAGAAGCGGGAATTTACTGAGGAAGAAACCAAGATGGCTGAGGAATTGGCGGCGCAAATCGCCGAGTATGATGCTGCTTTGGTGAAGGCGCAGGCAGCGGAAGCCGCCCGTGCAGCCCTGGACGCTGTGGCAGGCGATGCTGAATCTGATGAGACTTCGGCCACTGGTGAGATGTCTGGCAGTGCCTCTGCTGCGAAGTCTCTGGGTGACCACTTCTTCAATACTGTTGGAGTCGAGTTCAAGGCCAAGGCTCGTAATTCTGGTGCGGTAGTTACTGCACCGGAGTATGTGAAGGCGAACACTGATACTCAGAAGCTGACGGTGGCGACTGAGAATGTGCTGCGTCTGGCTTCCCCGCGCCTGGTTGGTGAATTCCAGATGCGCCTGACTGTGGCAGACTTGATTGGCACCGCTTCCGTGTCTGGCGGTGTCACTTCGATTCCTTATGTTGTTGAAGGTGCCATCGAGGGTGACTTCCAAGCTATCGCTGAGGGCGGACAGGCGCCGCAGCTGCATATCGCTGATCCGATGCTACGTTACGAGCAGTTCCATCGTATCGCCGGGTTTATGCGCGTTACTGACGAGATGCTGGCTGATGACGAGTACATGAAGTACCAGATTAATACGCGCCTGCCGTACAAGCTGCTGCTGGCTGAGGAAAAGCAGCTGCTGCTTGGTGATGGTTCTGGTGATAATTTGACTGGTCTGTTGAACCGTTCCGGTATTCAGACTTACAAGAACGATCCTGGTGTGAATGCGCCTGATGAGGTGCTGATTCTGAAAGCAAAGACCCTGGTGGCGCAGGCTCAGGAATTCCCGGTGGATGCCATCATTATTAACCCGCTGGATTACTTCAACTTGCGGGTGAAGACGGACGGCAACGGTCAGTACATGGCTGGTGGCTTCTTCCAGGGACAGTACGGCAATGGCTCTATTCCGGATGAACCGAATCTGTGGGGTATTCCGACCGTTCAGACTTCGGCTATTCCTCAGGGTACCGTCTTGGTGGGCGCGTTGAAGGCTCAGACCGAACGGATCGTCAAGCAGGGTGTGACGGTGGAGTATACGAACTCTCACACAGATGATTTCACGAAGTTCCAGAATGTTTTGCGTGCTTATGTTCGTGAATCTCTGGGTGTGTACGACCCCAAGGCCATCTGTAAGGTGACCCTGGGGGCAGGAGCCTAATAGTTTAGGTTTCTCTGTCTCTGGGTAGGTGAGAAGCGGGGCGCAGGGCTGACAGGGGTCTGCGCCCCGCCCCCCAACCCCCCAGGGGGAAAAAAACAATCGGAAAGGAACAAGACCGTGGAAGAATACAAAGTCCCCATTAACGGAATTGAACACACTTTGCAGCTCGACGAGCACGATGCCAAGCGTTATGGGCTGACTAAGCCAGCCAAGGCAGAGCCGGTAACCAAGCAGGCCGCTCCTGAAAATAAGGCTGCTACCCCGAAGAATAAGGGCAAGTAAAAGTGGAACAGATTCTGACCGCCGCCGATTTGGAAGCCCTGACCGGTGGGCAGCTCAGAGCCGATGACGAAGCGGTGCGGCTGTTGATTGATTCCGTGACGGCATCCGTCCGTGCGTATTGCGGATGGCATGTTGCTCCAGTCGTTGAAGAAACCCTGCTGTTGGACGGTAAGGGGGGCTATCATCTGAACCTTCCGACCGGGCGGCTTCTGGAAGTTAAAGAACTAAAAATCGCGGGAATCACCGCACCCGCAGGGTCATACGACTGGTCACAAGACGGCATGATCCAGCTGCAAGGCGGACGGTTCCCCCGCAGATTCCGTACAGTCGAAGTCACAATCAGCCACGGCTACGAGGCTGCAGAAGTGCCTGATTTGGCTCAGGTGATTCGGCAGGTCGTGGTCAACGCTGCTGTTTCCCCGATGGGTGTGCTTCGTGAATCTGCCGGGTCAGTCAGTATCGAATACTCCACCACCGGGGCAGGAATCGCCGGCGGTGTTTCCTTGCTGGCCAGAGACATGGCGATTCTGGACGCCTACCGGATTGGAGCGGACTGATGCTGCCTAGCTTCGCAAAAGAAACCATCGAGGTTCAGCGCATCGTGTATGTGGAAGACGACCGTGGTGAATATGTCACCAATAGTTATGACAGCCACACGATAGCCGGCTGCAGCGTGCAGCCTGGAGCATCGGTCGAGTTCACCGACCGGCGCGATACCGTCCAAATAACTGCGACCCTGTACGCCTCGCCAGGAGCGGATATTCAGGCAGGTGACAAAATCATTTGCGGCGGGCGCAGATACGAAGTGGACGGGGAACCCACACAGTGGAAGTCCCCGACCGGGCGCGTCTCCCACACGCTGGCCGCGCTGAAAACCTGGGAAGGATAAAAGGCTGATGGCAAAAATGCGAATCGAATTCAACCCAGAAGCATTCCAGGCGCTGCTTACTGGACCCGAAGTGCAAGCCGACCTGGCTCGCCGTGCGTCCGCCATCGCAGCCGCAGCCGGGGAACACTTTGCGGCGCAACAGAAAATCGGTACGGCTCACGGCGGAATGCGCGTCATCGCCACAGTAGCACCGAGCGACAAAGAAGGAATCAAACTCGAAGCCGAAGAAAAAGTGCTCACGAGAGCATTGGGGGCAGGACGATGACCAGGCTATGGCTTGCGCCAGACGTAGAACCGGCAGTAGTGCAGCACCTGAAAAAGTCCGGCTACTTCCAAGGAATAAAAATCGGGACAAAGAAACCTCCGTTGAAAAACACGGAGGTTTTTATTCAAATATTCCAGACCGGCGGAACACCCAGGGACATCGTGACCGACAAATTGCAAGTAACCGTCACCTGCTGGCACAGCAACGCAGGTGAAGCGATGACCCTAGCGCGGAAAGTCCGGGCAGTCCTCGAACAGGCAGAACACGACGGCCTATTGAACGGCATTCCCTGCTACAGGGCACTGCCAATCGGTGCTTCCTACCCAGACCCAGACCCTGTCACCGGACAGGCAAGGGCAACAACCACATTTGAAATCGCCCTGCGGGGCACCTACAAAAGGAAACAATAATGACTGAAATCACATTGAACCGTGACGACATCTTGGTCGGTGCCCCTGACCAGGGAACCACCGGGGCGATTTTCTCCGCTCCACTCGGAACGAAACTGCCGGGAATGCCTAGTGAAGAACTGGATCCAGCTTTTGTCGGCTCCGGCTATGTGGACGAGGAAGGCGTGACCATCACCCCGGAAAAGTCCGAGGAAGGTATTAAGGACTGGAACCTGGATGAGGTTCGCAAGATGCTGACCGAGTTCAAGAACTCCGTTGCGTGGGCACATCTTTCCACCTCGAAAGAATCTTTGACCAACTATTTCGGTGAGGGCAACGTCACCGTTACTGCGGCTACTGACACCCACGGGAACATCATCAAGGCCACGCTGAACGCGAAAGAACATCCACGTAAAGCCTGGGTGTGGCGCATGAAAGACGGAGAACACCGTGTCCTCATCGTCGCTCCCGAAGCACAAATCGGGGAAGTCGGAGAACTCGGGCTGAAGAAATCCAGCCCGATGACCTGGCCGGTCACCCTGACTACCTTCCCCGACGCAGAAGGCAACCACCTGTACTTCTACTTCGATGACGGCCAGGTGCTGGTCGCTAAGGGTACCAGCACTACTACTGACCCCGCCGGCGCAACCCCGACTGGTGAAGAAGCTGCCGCCTAACACGACAGGTTGGGGTTGAGACGGGTGTCGGCGTCACCTTCATCGGCTGGCACCCGCCTCAACCCTACGTAAAAAAGTCCATCTACCAAGGAGAGAAAATAATGTTTGAAGTCCCCAAGTCCAAAGCCTCAACCAAAGAAGGCCGGTTTGAATTCAAAGTGCCGGGAAACTCTAAGGCCTACAGTTTCCCGAAGCTGCAATATCTGCCAATGCCCATTATGAAGCGGGTTCAGACCATTGCGTCAATCGCTAAAAAGGTTGCGGAAGCACAGAAAAAGCGCAAGCAGTACGAGCCAACGGAGCAGGAACAGGCGAAGTTGATGGATACCATCATGCTTCTGTTTGAAACCTACGCCCCGGAGCTGCTGGATGAACTCGACCAGGAGCAAGTCAACGCTATCGTGTCCGCTTGGGGGCAAGATTCGAGTGTGGGCCTGGGGGAATCCTAGAACTTGCCTTGCTGCTAGATCGGCACCCGGACGCTATCGAATACGACCTGTTGCGTCATGGATTCCGAATCGAGGATTTAGGAACCGCGGTGTGTTCCTGGCGGGATTTGCAGCTCATTTTGAGGTTCGGGGAGAACACGGCGGTTGCGCGGGAAATCGCGGGGCAGGATGCGGCCTGGACTTTGACTAACCAGTTGCTTGCCGGGCTGATTGACGCGGTGAATGTTGGGAATTGGCAGAGGCAACGCAAGAAAGGTGCTCCACGCCCGAAGCCGATACCGAGGCCGGGCGTGCGTGAAGAAACTAAACGATACGGGTCTAAACCCATACCCATCAGTGCTTTTCAGTCGTGGTGGGATTCCAAAAATTAGCCGAGGAGGTGTGCTGTGGCAGAAGGGGCATACGAGCTGGCGCGTGCTTTCGTTACTTTGGTGCCGTCGATGGAAGGCTCGCAGATGGCCATTACGAAGGCGCTGACTTCCTCCGAGGGTGATGTGGTTACAGCTGGCAAGTCGATGGGGGCAAAGTTCGCCACGTCGCTCAAAGGTGCGGTTGCTCCCTTGCTGACTGGTGCCGCGCTGATTGGTGGCGCTAAGGCGCTTTATGAGGTTGGTGCGGTTTTCGATGATGTGTCGGACACTATCCGGGTTGGCACGGGTGCTTCCGGTAAGGCTTTGGAGGGGCTGGAAAATGTCGCTAAGAGTGTGGGTGCGAATGTGCCTGCGTCTTTCGACAAAATCGGTCCCGTAGTTGCTGACCTGAACACGCGCCTTGGCTTGTCTGGCGACACCCTGCAGACGGTGGCCTCGCAGTATCTGGAGGCTGGGCGCATCCTCGGCCAGGACGTGGATATTCAGAAAACTACGGCGGCGTTCAGTGCTTTCAAGATTGAGGGCGCAAATGTCGAGGGGGCTATGGATTCCCTGTTCCGGGTATCCCAAGCCACTGGTGTCGGCATGAATGACCTGGCGGATACGGTGGCTAAGGCTGCGCCGGCGTTGACTAATCTTGGTTTCTCGTTTGAGGAATCTGCTTCGCTTGTTGGTGTCATGGACAAGGCTGGTATCAACGCTCAGGCGACGATGGGCGCTATGCAGAAGGGTTTGGTTACCCTGGCGAAGTCCGGTGAGGAACCGGCTGCGGCGTTCCAGCGGGTTACTGGTGAGATTCAGGGATTCGTGAACCAGGGCAATACTGCCGGCGCTCTGGATTTGGCCGGAAAGATTTTTGGCACCCGCGGGGCTGCCCAGTTTGTGGCGGCTTTGCAGTCCGGCAAGCTGAATATGAATGACCTGGCGGGGTCTGCCGGGCTAACCGGGGACACTATCCTTGGATTGGGGTCTGAGACTGCGGACTTCGCGGAATCTTGGCAGCTGGTGAAGAATAATGCGCTGTTGGCTTTGGAGCCGCTTGGGTCTGCCGTGTTTTCCACGCTGGGCAATTCGCTGTCTATAGTGACGCCCCTGCTGCAGGGGTTCTCTGCTTGGGCGCAAGCGAATCCCGGCATCATGCAGGGGGTCGTGATTGCTCTGGGCGCGGTTGCCGTCGCTTTGGGGATTGCGGCTGCTGCTCAATGGGCTATGAATTCGGCGTTGCTGGCTAACCCCATTATCCGGATTACCGTTGCTATCGTCGCCGGTATCGCGGCTTTGGTGGCGGCCCTTACTTATGCTTACCAGAATTTTGAGGGTTTCCGTGCAGGTGTTGACGCGATTTTCTCTGCAATAGGCGCGACTTTCGCAGCACTGTGGGGGCTTATCAAGACAATTTGGGACACGGTAGGCCCGCCATTAATAGCGGTAATCACTACGGCCTGGCAAACATTCCAGGCGATATGGAACGCCTATTGGCCGGTAATTAAATCTGTGTTCGAGGGCGTATGGAACAACATTAAAACAGTTTTGCAAACAGTGATGGGTGTTATCCAGGGAATCATCAAAACAGTCACCGGAATCATCAAAGGTGACTGGAGCATGGTTTGGGAAGGTATCAAGCAAATATTCTCGTCCATCTGGGAGGGAATCGAAGGTCTGGTGACCAACTACATCAACACCGTCAAGAACATAATCAGCAACGCCCTGAACGGCATCGAGTCGCTGTGGAATAGCGCGTGGACCACGGTTAAGAACTTCGTGGTCAACGCTTGGGATGGAATCAAGACCGGCGTATCGAATGGAATCAACGGGGTCATTAACTTCGTGTCCAGTCTGCCGTCCAAGATTCTTTCCGCTTTGGGTAACGTCGGTTCTCTGCTGCTAAATGCTGGCAGGAGCATTATTGACGGGTTCCTAAACGGGCTTAAAGGCGCATTCAACAAAGTCAAGGATTTTGTTGGCGGTATCGGGTCTTGGATTGCTTCGCATAAGGGGCCGAAGGCTTACGACCTCGCACTTCTTGTCCCTGCAGGTGGCTGGATTATGAAAGGCCTCGGTCGGGGTTTGCTTAATGGATTGCCTGGTTTGGAATCAACTCTGAATAGTGTCTCTGATTCGATTTACACCCGGATGGCGAAGACCACTCCGACAATCGGAATCGGATCCAGTTACGACCTGCCAAACGGTGGTTCTGGTGTTGGTGGCCGCGCGGGCATCGCGGGTGGTGTGACAGTGAATCAGTACATCCAGACGGCGACGGTTCCGGCAGCGTCAAAGCTCGAATCGGACGCTGCCGCGTCGGCGCGGATTTGGGGCGCTTTGGGGGTTGCCGTATGAAAACCAGTACACGGACTTATGAGATTGGCGGGGTGCCTTTGGACGACGAGGCGGGCCGCTGGTGGCTTACCTTTGAAGGTACCGGCTCCCCCCCCCCCCCCCCCCCCCCCCCCGCGC